ATCAAAGTACTGCTACTCAAGCATGAACCTCAAGTGTTTGACACCTATGAGGATGAAGTGCAATATCTTATTGGACACGAAAAAAGAAATAAATTTATCAAGAACCTAAGCTGGGACTTGAAAGGTAACACACTGATACTATACAGTAGGGTTGCCACCCATGGAGAGGTCTTATATGATCTAATAAATACAAATGAACGAAAAATTTTCTTTGTTCACGGTGGAGTAGATGTTGAGGAGAGAGAATCAGTAAGACAAATTACTGAAGAACAGAATGACGCAATCATAATTGCATCTTTCGGTACATTCTCTACAGGTATCAACATAAAAAATCTACACAATGTTATCTTCGCTTCTCCTAGTAAGTCTAGGATCAGAACACTACAGTCTATAGGTAGAGTTCTTAGAAAGAGTAAAGATAAATTGAATGCAACTCTATATGACATAGCGGATGATTGTAAGAAAGGATCGAAACAAAACTATACTTTGAATCATTTGATTGAACGCATAAAGTACTACAACGAGGAGAAATTTAGTTATGAAATTATTCAGATCAAAATCTGAAGACAATAAAGAACCGTATGATGAGTTCATCGCAACGGTCAAACTTTGCAGTGGTGAAGAAATACTAACCAAGGTTATCGTAGATTATTCATCAGAGGAAGAACAAATAATAATTGACAATCCTGTCGTGTGTTCAGAAGTTCGCACCGCAGGTGCGAGTATCCCTTTGGGATACAAGTTTGAACCTTGGATAAAAATGTCAGAAGAAGATGTATTCATATTAAATCTAGACAAAGTTATTACTCTATCTGAAATCAAAGATGATTTAGTAATCAAAACTTATACTAATATAGTTGAAGGTGGATTCAAGCGTACACACCCTGATATTGATAGAAGTATGGGATATATAAACTCAGTAGACAACGCAAGAGAAATTATAGAAAAGTTATACAAATCAGACTCTGCCTCTAAAGAACCTAAAAAAGACTTATAGCTCCCCGTTTGAACAGCGACACTGTTAGTGTAACGGTATTTGCCAACCTTGTCAAGTAGTGCTATAATATTCATATACAAAAGAACATAAATGGCAAGAAAAAGATCTGAACATTATGTCAATAACAAAGAGTTTCTGTATGCTATCGTTGCATATAAGAAAGACATAAAGGATGCAGAAGAGGCAGGGTTACCTAAACCTGTGATACCCCGTTACATTGGTGAGTGTTTTCTAAAAATTGCTACACACCTGTCATATAAACCAAACTTTGTAAACTATATGTTCAAGGACGATATGGTTTGTGATGGTATAGAGAATTGCGTACAGTACATAAACAACTTCAATCCTGAGAAGTCTACTAATCCTTTTGCATACTTCACTCAGATTATACACTATGCTTTCCTACGTAGGATACAGAAAGAAAAGAAACAATTAGAAATAAGACAAAAAATTATAGAAAGATCTGGGTTTGATGAAGTCATGACTGCAGACCAAAGTGAAAAGTCCTCTGAGTATAATCAGATCAAGGATGCCATACAGTATAGGAACAATAATAGATGAAACTAACACAAGAAGTAATTGATCAAATCCAAGAAGCAATGAACCATACTAAAAAAAATGGTGATATTAATTGGGAGGATGGTGACGAGATAGATGTTAATCTTGCAGGTACGTTTGCAGCAGATAGATTTATTGTTATAATCAACAGAACAAAAAGCAGCACCACAAAGAGATGAAGGTTGCTATTATAACTGATCAACACTTTGGATTCAAGAAAGGATCAAAGTTATATCACGACTACTTCCTAAAGTTCTATGAGGAGATTTTCTTTCCAGCACTTGAAAGAGAAGGTATTACAACTATTCTCGACCTTGGTGACACTTTTGACAACCGTAAAGGTATTGATTCATATTCTTTGGATTGGGCGAAGAAACATTATTTCGATCCTATTCGCTCTCGCTCCATTAGTATGGTTAGTATTGTCGGAAATCATACTGCTTTCTACAAAAACACTAACGACCTCAATACAATCGACTTACTACTACGAGAGTACAATAATATTACCGTGGTTACTGAGTGCACAGAAATAAACGTAGGAGGTTTAGATATACTCTTTATACCTTGGATCAATGTAGAAAACGAGGCAGACACCTATCGTAAAATACAGGACAGTAAGTGTAAGGTTGCCATGGGTCACTTAGAACTTAATGGTTTTACTGCTACACATGGTCATCTTATGGAACATGGTGCAGACTTCGAGTGTTATAATAAATTCAAACAAGTTTTCTCTGGTCACTTCCATACTCGTTCTAACAATGGTACGATATACTACCTAGGCAATCCATATGAAATGTTCTGGAATGATGTCAATGACAAGAGAGGATTTCATATCTATGATACTGAGACATTGAAACTCAAAACTATCAACAACCCCTTTCAACTATATAAAGTTATCAACTATAGTGACACACCTAGACAGTTGACAAATTTTGCTGAGTATACAGATAAGATTGTCAAGGTTGTAGTTAGACAGAAGAGTAGTGATAAAGAATATAATAGATTCATGACAGCACTAGACAAGGCAAGACCAGTTGATGTTAAAGTAGTGGAGAGAACTGATCATTTAGTGTATGATGGTGAGATTGTTGAACAGACAGAAGATACTATGACACTTCTTACAAAGTACATAGAGGAACTTGACACTGACTTAGATAGAATTAGAATAAAGAAGGTGATCAGTGAAATTTATACGGAAGCAATAGAATGCACATAATCACAGTCAAAGGGATGTCACAAGAAGGTGCATACGCTGTAGTCAATGAATACGGTGAGAAGGTGGTCTTTATGTTTGAGGAGAAAGATGATGCCTACAGGTATGCAGAGCAACTAGAGGCACAAGGTGATCCACCTATGAACGTAATTATGATAAAGGACAGTGTAGCAATTGCTGCATGTGAGAGAACTGGAACAAGATATACTGTAATAGGAAAAGAAGATTTAGTTATTCCTCCACCACCAAAAGATGATTGAATTCAAAACTATAAAATACAAAAATTTTCTATCATCTGGAAATTACTTCACCACTATCCCACTCAATGCACATAAGGATACATTGATTGTAGGTAACAATGGTTCGGGTAAGAGCACCCTGCTTGATGCTTTGACTTTTTCTTTGTTCGGTAAACCGTTCAGAAAGATAAGTAAGAGTCAACTTATCAACAGTGTGAATGAGAGGGATGCTAAAGTCGAAATCGAATTTTCCATATCCAACGTAGACTATCAGGTCATTCGTGGTATCAAACCTAATGTATTCGAGATTTATAAAGATGGACAAAAACTCAATGAAGACTCATCTGCAAATGATCAACAGAAGTATCTGGAAGGACAAGTACTCAAACTCAACTACAAATCTTTCACTCAAATTGTTATACTTGGCAGTGCTTCTTTCGTTCCCTTTATGCAACTTAGTGCTCCACATCGCAGGGAAGTTATAGAAGACCTGCTAGACATTAAAGTGTTCTCTAGTATGTCAGACATACTCAAAGAGAAACTGAAGGTATGTCGTGACCGTATCAAGGTGTTAGAACTGAAGAAAGAATCTGTGGCAGATAAAATAGTAATGCAGAAACGATTTATCAAACAAATAGAGGAGGAAGGAGAGAATGACATCAACAAGAAGAGACAAAAAATTGTTGATTGTGACGAAAAATTTACCGACTATCAAGAACGTGTTGAGACTCTCATCACTGGTGTCAGTGAAAAGGAAAAAGCAATGGCAGAGTATCTTACAGCAGGTGATACTGTAAAGAAATTAGAAAGATTTAGAGACAAAGTAAATTTTAAAAGACAGGATGCTTCTAGTGAACTAGGTTTTTGGAACAACAATACTACATGCCCTAAGTGTACGCAGTCTATAGAAGAATCATTTCGCCTAGATAAGATTGGCAAACTTGAAGAAGACATCGCCAAATACAAGGCGAATGTAGATGAACTACAAGAGGCAGTCAATGCTGAAGAGCAAAGATATGCAAAGTTCCTTGGTTTTCAAAACGACATTACTAAACTCAATAATGAGATTTCTAACAACAACATACATCTATCTACAACAACAAAACTCAAAAAGGATCTTGAAAAAGAAATTCAAAACATTACCGACAAACTTGAAAATAGAACTGCTGAAAATGACAAACTAGAAGAATATAAAACTGGTCTCAAAAATATACTATCTGAACTAACACAATTAAAAGATGATTATGAATACTTAGATCAATCTAAGGCATTGATGAATGATGATGGTGTCAAGAGATCTATTATAAGAAAGTATCTGCCACTCATCAATCGTCAAGTCAACGATTATTTACAAAGGATGGATTTCTATATCAACTTCACGCTTGATGAAGATTTTAGTGAGAGTATACAGACACCCATGCATGAGAGGTTTTCATATGCATCATTCTCCGAGGGTGAGAAGATGAGAATAGACCTTGCACTCCTCTTCACATGGAGAGATATAGCAAGGATGAAGAACAGCGTAGTCACTAACCTATTGATTATGGATGAAGTATTTGATTCATCTCTTGATGGGTTTGGCACAGATGAGTTCCTAAAAATTGTACGGTTCGTACTACAGGACGCTAATGTGTTTATCATCAGTCATAAGAATGAGTTGTATGATAAGTTTCACTACAGCATGGAGTTTGAGAAAGTCAAAGGTTTTAGCAAACTAAAACATTGACATGATCCCGAAGACAATGTATACTAAATATCAATACGAGGACTCGAAAGATCGTAACCCTGCGTAGAACTACTATCCCATGTCGGGGATGGTATCATCCGCAGGTTTTTTAGCATCTGCGAGACATAAGAATTCAAATGATTAAATCAACAATCGCAGCACTTGCTGCCACACCTTTACTTTTCACAGGAGCTGCTTTTGCTGGTCCTTATGTGAACGTAGAAGTAAACTCCTCACTCACAGGATCTGATTACACAAACACAACAACTGACCTTGCTATTGGTTG